TACCAGGAGGACAGAAAATATTAAATGAAATAGAGACGGCAATGAAAAACATGAACGGTGCTTTGGATGATATGGCTGTTAAATGGGGAACATGGACAGACAAGATGAAGGAAGATAGAGACATACTATTAGAGAAAATAGAGTTAGGAGATAAAGAAGCCCTTATCCAAGCTGATATAAGAGCTGCCGTAGCTGAACAGGGTATAGAGAAGCAAAAACAAATTGAATACGCCGTTAGAGTGCTACACGCAACAAGAGATCAATATGATGAAGCGACGAGAGTAAGAGAAGCCTATAAAGCTATAGGTGCAACGATTAAGAATGGCATCGTGGATTCTCTAGAAGCAGCAATATTAAAGACAAAGAGTTTAGGAGATATAGCAAGCAGTGTATTCAGAATGATAGCTTCTCAACTAGTGAAGATGGGGATCAGTTCTGCTTTAACAGGCATGTTTGGAGGAACAGGATTTGGTAATTTCTTAGGTTTAGGAAGTAAAGTTACCTCTGCCGCAGGTGTATCAGATTCTGTTTTAAATAACATATATGTAGATCCACTGTCTGATGAGTTTGCAGAGCTGTATCCAGCAAAAGCAGAAGGAGGCCCAGTTTCAGGAGGATCGTCTTACCTTGTAGGAGAAGAAGGCCCAGAATTATTTGTTCCAGGTTCTAGCGGTAATATCGTTCCAAATCACGAAATGGGAGGCTCGACAAACGTGGTAGTTAATGTAGATGCTTCTGGTTCGTCAGTCGAAGGAGATGAAGAGCAGGCAAGAGAATTAGGTGATATGTTGGCAGCAGCAATTCAAGCTGAAATCGTCAAACAAAAAAGACCAGGAGGTTTATTAGCTTAAGTCATGGCAACATTTCCATCGATCACTCCAAGTTACGGAATAAGAAAGGTAAGTGCCCCTACCGTAAGACAGGTACAGTTTGGTGATGGTTATATTCAGAGGACAGTTTTCGGGTTAAATCAAAACTTAAAATCTTATTCTCCTAAATGGAACAATATTAGCGAGACAGATGCAGATACAATTTCAGATTTCTTAGATGCAAGAGCTGGTCAAGAATCTTTTGATTGGACTCCTCCAGGCGAAAGTAGTTCATCTAAATTTATATGCCAATCATGGTCTAAATCCATTTCATATAAGAACAGAGCTACGATCCAAGCAAGTTTTCAAGAAGTAGCGGAGCCTTAAAACATGGCAATTGCTTCTTGGGCTGCTTCAACTGCTTACGCATTAGGAGATGTAAGAAGAGCTGCAACAGATCAAGTTACAGGTTTATTTTTTAAATGTGTTACTGCTGGAACGAGTGGAGGCTCTGAACCTGCTTGGCCTACAGATATAGGAGTTGAAGCAACTGATGGATCTGTTACTTGGAAGGCAATTAGTAGTGTTTATGCTGATCTTTCTGTCCTTGCTCCTAGTGCAATTATTGAACTTTTTGAATTAAGACTAGATAACGCTTTGCATGGGAGTACACATATCACTCGTTTTCATAATGGTTGTAATGCAGCCTTGACGGGCGGAATTGTTTGGGATGGAAATACTTATGGAAGTGTACCTATAAAGGCAGAAGGTTTTGAACAATCGGCTTCAGGTTCTTTACCTAGACCAACTTTGACAATAGCAAACACAGATGGAATTATGAGTGCGCTTTTGCTTGATGTAAATGCCGTAACACCACATAACGATTTAACAGGAGCAGAAGTTAGAAGGATCAGGACACTTAAAAGATACTTAGACGGAGAAACAACGGCTGATTCAAATGCTCAATGGCCCGTTGAGATTTGGTATATAGACCGAAAAGCAACAGAGAATAGAGATGTTGTCAGTTTCGAGTTGGCTTCAAAATTCGACTTAGCAGGACATTTTATTCCTAAGAGGCAATTGATTGCGAATGTCTGTCAGTGGGCTTATAGAAGTTCTGAATGTGGTTATACAGGTAGTAACTATTGGGATGTTGACAATAGGCCAACAGGTTCAACTGCAACTGATCGTTGTGGAAAGACTGTAAAAAGTTGCAAACTTAGGTTTGGCGAAAACGGTGAATTACCTTTTGGATCGTTCCCTAGTGCGGGTAAAGTAAGATGAATATAAATGAAGAGACAAAGGCTAAAGCATTAGTTCACGCAAAAGAACAGGCTCCTAGAGAAAGTGTTGGTCTTGCTTATATTGTAAAAGGTCGGGAAAGATATTTTCCTTGTAAGAATCAAGCAGAAGAACCTGAATTGCATTTTTGTCTTGATCCGTCCGATTATTTAAAATGTGAACAACAAGGCGAAATTGTAGCAGTAATACATAGCCATCCAACAGCAAAACCAACCCCTAGTGAGGCGGATAAAGTTGCTTGTGAAAGGAATAATTTACCTTGGTTTATTGTTAATCCAAATACTGAAGAATGGGGATATTACGAACCATCAGGATTCAAGCTCCCTTATGTGGGTCGCCAATGGGCGCATGGAATTGTTGACTGTTATACCCTTTGGAAAGATTGGTATAAAGGCGAATTAAATATCGCAATGAGTGAATACAACAGGCAGGATGATTGGTGGCATAAAGGAGAAAATCTTTACCTTGATAATTTTAAAAATGAAGGCATGAGAGAGGTAAAAATCGAAGATGTGCAATATGGGGATATTCTTTTGATGAATATTGAAAGTCCCGTTCCAAATCATGCAGCGATTTATTTAGGCGAAAACATTATTCTTCACCACGTAACCAACCGTTTATCAAGTCGTGATGTTTATAAGAGGGGAGGCTATTATTATAAGATGACCGCAAAGGTGTTAAGACATGAAAGTCGTTAAGGTCTACGGGGCTTTAAAAGAAAGGTTAGGAGGGCAAGGAACCTTTGAGCTTGATGTCTTTAATGCGGCTGAAGCAATAAAAGCTTTATGTGCAAATTTTGTTGGTCTTGATAAATGGTTTCTTGATAGTGGTGATGATGGTATTGGTTTTCAAGTTCTAATAGGGAAGACTGAAGTATATGAAGACAATTGTGAAAATCTTTTATATCCCTGGAGTGAAAAAGAAGTTTTTCATATAACTCCTGTTGTTATGGGAGCAATACGAATAGGTAGAGCGTTTAGAAGGTTTATTGGAGGAGCGATACTTTTTGGTCTTGCATTTGCTATTCCAGGTGGTCTTGGGTTCACTTTTGCCCAAGGAATAACAGGATGGGTTGCTGCTAAGTGGTATGTCAAAGCTTTGGTATATATAGGAGCTTCTCTTATGTTAAGTGGCATCTCTGAGATGCTAACTCCTGTTCCACAAGCTCCACCTGAAGCAAAAAAATTACAAAGTTTTTCTTTTAGCGGCATCCAACAAACAGCACAACAAGGAGGAGCAGTCCCGATTGTTTATGGTAAATGTTTTGTTGGAAGTTCTGTTTTAAGCGTTGGCATGGATACGGATAACGTATGACTGAAACTACTCCGAAACTGAATATTGTTGGTTCTGGTGGAGGAAAAGGAGGAGGACAACCACATATTCCTACAGAGGCAGATGACACCCTTCAAAGTTTTCAACGGGTCGAAGTAATTGATCTGATTTGTGAGGGGCCAATTGAAGGAATTGTTGATACAGAAAAAAATATTTATCTAGATGGAACTCCTATAAAAAGCAGCGACGGAAGTTCTAATTTTGAAGGTTATTCTGTTACGACAAGGACAGGTACTCAAGATCAAGCTTATATTAATCGTTCAATAGGAAGCCAAAGAGAGACGAATGTAAATCTTGAAGTACTAAATTCAACTCCACGTATAAGACAAATAACGGATACAACAACAGACAGAGTAAGAGTTACATTAAGCCTTCCAGCACTGCAAAAGGTAGAGGATGACGGTGATATTGTTGGAAATTCTGTTCATGCAAGAATCCAAATTCAATACAACGGAGGTGGTTATAACACAGTTCACGAATGTAATTTTAACGGCAAAAGTAGCAATGCCTATCAACGTGATTACATGATCATGTTAGATAAGAAAAATGGTGCTTTTCCTGTTGATATTAAAGTTCTAAGAGTTACATCAGATAACTCAACCAGTAGAATCGCAACCAAGACTTTTTGGTCAAGTTATACAGAAATTATTGATGATAAATTTAAATACCCAAACTCTGCTTTATGTTATCTGAGGTTTGATTCTAGAAATTTTGGTGGAATACCAAAAAGAAGATATTTAGTTAAAGGATTAAAAATATCTATTCCTTCTAATGCTTCAGTCGATGCAAATACAGGAAGGCTTACTTATTCGGGCATTTGGAACGGTACTTTTGCTGCTGCTCAATGGTGTGCTGATCCTGCTTGGGCTTTATGGGATCTTATGACAAGCACTCGCTACGGAGCATCCATTCCAGAAGCTTCTTTAGATAAATGGGATTTCTATACAGTTTCAAAATATTGTAATGAGCTTGTTCCTGATGGGAAAGGTGGAAACGAAGCACGGTTTTCTATTAATTTATATATGCCTTCAAGGTTAGAAGTCTTTGATGCTATCAATGAACTTTCTTCTGTCTTTAGAGGGATTAGTTATTACGGAGCTGGATCGTTAGTTCTTAATCAAGACAGTCCTTCTGATAGTCAATATTCTTTAAACCCTTCAAATGTTATTGATGGAATATTTACTTATAGTGGATCGTCCCAGAAGACTAGACATACAACAGCTACAGTTGCATGGCAAGATTACGATCTGTTAGGCGAAGTTCAACATGAATATGTAGAAGATGCTGATGGAATCAGTAATTACGGAATTATTAATAAAACAACAAAAGCTGTCGGATGTTATTCACAAGGACAAGCTCATAGATTTGGTGAGTGGATATTACTGAGTGAACAAAATTTAACTGAAACAGTCAGCTTTGGAGTTGCATTAGATAGTGGAATTGTTTTAAGTCCTGGGATGGTGATTGACATTGCTGATCCTGTTAAGAGTGGAAAAAGAAGAGGTGGAAGAATTTCTTCTGTTACATCTACCACTGTTTTTACTGTTGATAGTAATACCGATTTTGATTCAATAGATCAAGCAAATAACCCTGTTTGTTCGGTCCTTTTACCTTCTGGCTTAGTAGAAAAGAAAGATGTTCAATCAATTAGTGGAACACAAGTAACTCTTACGAGTGCATTATCAGAAACACCTCAAGTTCAAGCTATTTGGATGATAGAAACAGATGATATTCAATATCAACAATTCAGGGTTTTAAATGTAACGGAAGCCGATGAAAGCACTTATGGAGTCACGGCACTTGTTTATAACAGTAGTATTTACGATGCAGTAGATCGTGATCAAGAACTTTCCGTTCCTGATATTAGTAATTTAAGTGCTATTCCTTCTGCTGTTACAAACGTCTCTGGTGTGGAACATTTATATCAAGATGGGCAAAGTATTAAAACAGCCTTTGAATTAGACTGGTCTGCTTCTGATCAAACAACGGGTTATAGAGTTAACTATCGGTTAAATAATAATAATTGGGTTTCTGTCACAACTAATGATGCTTCTCTTCGTATTGAAAGATTAAAGGTAGGAACATTAAAAACAGAAATTCAAGCAACGAATCACTTAGGTTTTTCTAGTCCTTTTGCAACAAATACTTTTAACTTATTAGGAAAAACAGCAGTCCCAGAAGATGTTGCTGGTCTTACTTTTGAAGATGTAAGTCCAAACTCAGGAAGATTAAAGTGGACTCAAACAACTGCTCTTGATGTAAAAGTAGGAGGAAAGGTTCACATCAGGCATTCAAGTTTGACTGATGGAACGGGAACTTGGAATAACTCAGTTGATTTAATTGATGCAATTGCGGGAGCATCTACAGAAGTTATTATTCCAAAATTGACTGGAGAAACTCTGGTTAAGTTTGCTGATGATTCGGGGAATTTCAGCACAAATGCTACAAGCGTTATTATTCAAACAGCAGCACAAAAGGCAGAGACTTTATTAGTTAAAAATCAAAGAGACGATCAAATCAGTCCAACTCCGTTTACAGGTAGCAAAACAAATACAGAATATGATGCAACACTTGATGCTCTTCAATTGACTTCAAGTGGTGGAAATATAAACAGCACAGGCTCTTACCAGTTCGCTGATACTTTGGATTTAGGTGGTGCGTTCGCTCTTGATCTTCAAAGATATTTTGTTACTAGAGGATTAAGACCAAGCGATTTAATGGATGTTTGGCCTGATGTTGATGCTCGATCTGATTGGGATGGTGCTGTTATTGATTCTGTTAATGCTTCTCTTTCTGTTCGTACTACAACGGATGATCCAAGTAGTTCACCAACATGGGGCAGTTGGGTATCACTTAAGAATGGAACATTTAGTGGTAGAGGTTTTCAATTTAAAACTGATCTAACAAGTGGAGACACAACGGAAAACATGTTGATTGACCAGTTAGGTTATGAAGCAAGATTTGATCAGAGAACAGAACACAGCACAGGCGTTGTTGCTAGTGGAACAAGTGCCAAGACAATTACATTTACTAAGCCTTTTTGGACTGGAACTTCTGCTTTAGGAGGAAGTACAACAGCATACCTGCCAAGTGTTTCTGTTATTGTTCATGGACTCTCTAGCGGTGACTATATAGATATGGGAACAGTTACAGGAACTCAATTCACTGTGACTCTGAAAAACTCAGGAGGGTCAGCAATTAACAAGAATTTCTCTTGGACTGCGGTAGGCTATGGCAGAGGTGCCTAAACTAATGAGGAACTGGA